GCGACGGCCAGATGTACGTGATCATGGTCGACGGCGGCGGCGCGGCGAAGGAGTACCACGTCAAGCGCTGCGAGGTGATCGACGACCTGGTGTTCTTCAAAGCCGACAACCCCCGCGGCGACCACAACTGGCGGAAACCGAAACGGCTGGACAGCCCGCGGCATCCCATTCAGATCATCGGTCGTGTCCGCTGGATCGGGAGTTGGGAAGGGTGAGCACCCGCGCGCCATGGAAGGTGTGGGCAGTGCTGGCTGCTGTCTGGGTTGGGATCGTCTTCCTCGGTGCCCTGGTGGGATCTGTAAATGGCGACCTTGACGACCTCCTCTCCAATTTCCTCGCTGCCCTTTGGTTGAGCATCACGGCCGTGGTCCCAATCGTTGGCGGGATATTCACGGGCCAGTGGGCGGCTCGAGCAACCGGCCGTATGTGGGTCGGGTGGGCAGCTGGGCTGGGCACGGTCTTTGTCCTGCTGGTCTTCTTCCTCCAGCTCCAAGAGGCGCTGCCCCGCGACCTCCGCCGCTGGATTCACCGGCTGGGGTAACCCTCAAAAATTTTTGCCCCGAATCTATGGGATCCCATTGACACTGATCTATGGAATGCCATAGCCTTACCCCGTCGGCCCTTCCGGGCCATCTGAAACGGGGTTCACCATGGCACTGCGTACCGCAAGCGACCTGGCCCGCAATGCCCAGCGCAGCTGGGACGACCAGGAAGATCCGCGCTTTGATCAGGAACACCGCGCCGAGCAGGCTGCGGACCTGGCCAAGGCCTACCGCACCGACCCGGCGAAGCTGCGCGAGGCCGAGGAACTGACGGCCGGCACCTTCAGCGGTACCCACTACACCGAGGTGTCGCTCGCGCTGCACCGACTGCACCACACGGACCCGGCCGACCTGATGGGCTCGGGCGTGCTGCAGGACCTGTACCGGCTGGCCCGTGACGAGGCCTCCGCGATCGACGCTCAGCTGCTGGAAATGGCGCAGCAGCAGGTGGCCGCATGACCGCCGCCGAACGCGAGCAGCGCCACCACGTGGTCGCCACTGTCGTCGCCAATGCCCCGTCGTTCTGCCTGGGTGTGCTGGCCAGCGTGCTGGCGCAGGCGGTGCTGTCGTGAGCGCCCTCGCCCGCTCGCTGTTCGTTGCCTACAGCCTCAACACCGGCAACAGGCCTGACGATCACTACAACCGCATGGCGGCCGAACAGTGGATGCAGATGGCGCTGGACGAATGCGGCGTGACCGAGGTTCTGGCCGCCGCTCGCGCCTCCCTCGACGCCCGCGACCTTGCCGACCAGCTGGCCGCCGACGACCGCCTGCGCGCCGCTCTGGCCGCGTGCGAACCCACCGACACCGAACGCAACCGCGAGGCCGTGGACGGCCTGTGCGTGGAGGAATCCAGCGATGACGATTGCTGATGACATGACCGTCTCCGAATGGGGCCAGGCCATGAAGCAGATGGGCCAAGAGCGCCGCGCTGCGAACCGAGAGAACAGCGCCGAGCTGCTGCGGCAGCGTGGTGTCCACTTCGAGGAAAAGAACGATGGGGCGCACCTGATCGTCCGCTACGGCGGAAAGGTTGCCGACTTCTGGCCGGGCACTGGCAAGTACAGCGTGCGCGGCAGTGGCGTCTACAAGCGCGGCGTGTTCCGCCTGCTGCAGGACATGGGCGTCCCCAAGACCACGGGCGGTGCGCAATGAGCCTCCTGACCTTCTTCGGCTGCAGCAACTGGCGCCACTTCGCCGCCTGCCTCGCCTGCTACGCCATCACCGCCGCGCTCGCTGCCGCCATGTGCTGGCCGCTGGCCTGGTCCTGACTTTCCGCCGGCGCGGCCGGCCTTCCTGAGAGGCACCACCGATGTTCGAACTGATCGACGCGACCGCGAAGGTCTCCAACTACAACCCGCGCGCCGAGAAGCATGGCGGCGAAAACAAGATGGCCGGCGATCTGAAGCTGCTGGCCACCACCGGAAGCAGCGTGCTGGATTTCTTCAGCAAGGATCTGCGCAAGGCCCTGTACCGCAAGCCCGGCCAGGGCGAGCAGCAGGATCTGATCGAAGGCGCCGACGGGCTCACCGCCGTGAAGTTCCCGCGGCTGGGCGCCCTGCCCTGGGACGAGGAATACCCGGGCTATGAACTGGTGATCGCCGGCGGCCTGGGCCTCACCGAGCCGATGGTGCTGTCCGGCGTGACGCTGAAGAACTTCAAGTTCGAAGCGCTGGACGGCGGCAGCCTGCAGGTCACCGTGAGCGCCCTGTTCCACCCGACCACAGAACAGGCCGGCGCCCTGTGCGCGCTGATCCAGGAAGACGTCCAGATCACCCTGATCCCGCCGACCAAGCAGGCCAAGGGCAGCAAGCCGCAGCAGGAAGACCTGGCCGCGTAACCGAACACCGGCCCGCCGCAATGGCGGGCCTTCGCCGGGCGACCCGGCGCCTCATTTCATGTCGAGAAAATGCCCATGAATCAGATTGTCACCACCGAAGCCAGCGAGCAGCCGGGCACCGGCCTTGCCGTGGCGCTGCAGCAGGCCATGATGCTGCCCGACCAAGGGGTCGAGCGCCTGCAGAAGCTGTGGGAAATGCAGAAGGACATGCAGGACCGTGATGCGGCGCGCGCCTACGCCGACGCCATGAAGGCCTGCCAGAAGGAAATGCCGGCGATCCAGAAGCGCGGCAAGAACAAGCAGACCAACAGCCGGTATGCGCTGCTCGAGGATATCAACCGGCTGATCACCCCGATCTACACCCGCCACGGCTTCTCCCTGTCGTTCGGCACCGACCGCTCGGAACTGACCGACCACGTGGGGATCGTCTGCGACGTGATGCACGACGGCGGCTATTCGAAGACCTACACCTACGACGCCCCGATCGACAACGTCGGCATCAAGGGCGAGAAGAACAAGACCACCACGCACGGGCGCGGCTCGGCCATCAGCTACGGCCGGCGCTACCTGGTGATGATGATTTTCAACCTGACGATCGGCGACGACGACGACGGCAACGCCGCCGGCGAGAACGAGCAGCAGCGCATCGCGCGCGAGGTCGCCCAGGAATGGGTGCAGGTGGCGGATGGCCTGCAGTCCTACGAGGACTACACGCAGCGAAAGGCAGAGGTGCTGCAGGCCTACGGCGGCAAGCCGGCCAACCTGCCGCCGGAAGTGCGGGAGGCCTTCAACCGCGCCGCAGCAGCGACCAAGCCGAAGGACTGACCCATGGCGCAGATCCTGACCTTCGAACAGCGATCGCCGGAATGGTACGCCGCCCGCCGCGGCGTGCCGACCGCCAGCGAGTTCGGCAGCATCATCACACCGAAGAAGGGCGAGTACGCGGCTGCCGCTGACACCTACATCAACCAGCTGATCGACGAGGTTGTGCGCCCGGACGCCGGGCAGTCCTTCACCGGCAACCGGCACACCGAGCGCGGGGAATTCCTCGAGGACGACGCGCGCGAGCTGTACGCCTTCGAGCGCGAGGTGGTACCGCAGCAGGTCGGGTTCATCCTCAACGATGCCGGCACGCTGGGGTGCAGCCCCGACAGCCTGATCCAGCTGGACGGCGGCCTGGAAATCAAATGTCCCGACGGTCCCACCCACGTGAAGTGGCTGCGCGCCGGCGGTGTGCCGGACGAACACAAGCCCCAGGTGCACGGCAGCCTGATCATCACTGAGCGCGAGTGGTGGGATTTCATGTCGTACTGCCCCGGCTACGACGCCCTGATCGTGCGCGTGTACCGCGACGGCTTCACAGAGAAGCTGCAGGGCCACCTCGACCGCTTCCTGCGCGAGTACCACGCAGCGCGCCAGGTGTTCGGCCTGAAGGTGGCGGCATGAGGGGCCTCAACTACGACTATCCCCATGTCGGCACGAAGCGCGGCGGCAACAACCGCGCTCGCCAGTTCGACCACGTGATCGACGGGAAGCGCGTCACGACCATGGAAGTGGCCGCGGCGCTGGGCCTGACGAAGAAGCAGGCAGCGGCGCGGCTGAAGCTGGGCCCGTTCCCGCTCACCTGGGAAGGCCTGCGCGGAGATCCGCCGGCATGAAGACCTGCACGAAGTGCGCGGCCCGGCTGCCGCTGCGGTTCTTCCCCCTGATCAACGGCAAGGTCACCGCCGCGTGCGCGCCCTGCCGGAACACCGAGCGCCGCCTGCACGACCCGCTGCGGCCCCTGCGCCGCGATCCGCTGCAGGTCCGCCTGAACAACCTCACCAACCTGTGGCACTACCCGGTCGGGCCGGTGCTGCTTCGGAGCCACGCATGAAGATCCAGCAGATTGCCCCGTGCAACAAGGTGACCAGCTGCAAGACGGACCCCAAGTACTACGCACCGACCACCAGCTACGGCAGCGCATGCCCGACGCGCACTGCGGCTATTGCCCTGCAGAAGCTGGAGCAGGCCTACGCGGAAGACAAGGCAACCCACGAAGCCAACCTTCCCGCCATGGCAGCCAATCAGGAAATCATCGAACGGGTAACCGCGCTGATGGCCGAGATCGGAATGCCTTCGCGTTTCAGCGAACGCGATCTGCGCTCCCGTTCCCGCTACCCGAAGTCGATCACACATGACGCCGGCTACCTTACCGACCTGCGCCGGGAGGTGAAGACGAGCGACGGGTGGGACCATGCCCAAGCATCCTACGAGCGTTTGCTGGCCGACTACCGCCGGTTCGAAGCGGAAGCAGCGAAGCAGAAGGAGCAGGCTGACCGCCACAAGGAAAGGGAGCACAACCGGCTGATCGAGCAGCGCAAGGCGGATATGGCTCTGGCCGCGATGCTGCTCAGGTACGACCTCCCCATCGATGCGTCATGGGAGGACGTCCTGGAAGCCTTGCGCGGCCGTGATAAGCGCCTCGACTTGGCCGTGGCAATGCGACAGACGCGCGGCGATTGGAGCGAAGGCCCCTACCGTGTGCGCCATGCGCTCGACCGGTTCTCCGTCGAAACCGACGAGGACAAGGCCATTGCCAACGACGTGCTGGACTGCCTGCGGGACTTCGAAGACGGCCGCGTGTTCCGCGACACGACCTGGAACTACGACGTTCTGTTTGCCAGCGTGGCCGACCAGCAGTTGTCGGCGGACGTGCAGACCGCCCTGGACAACGCACGGGACACCTACTGATGACCCACCACCGCTACGACCGCCGGCTGCCGAAGCGCACCGAGGGCTTCGCCTGGGGCCGGTCCATCGACAAGGTGCTGGGCGGCCACGTCCTCACCTACCGCCTGTTCCGCCGCGACCTGGCTGGAAAGCTGCACATCGAGACGCGGACGTTCCAGCTCAACGACCACCGCCGGCACATCGCGCTGCAGCTGCTGATCGCACGCCGCCAGCTGCGCGAGCGCGTCGACCGCATCGGCTATGCCCTGATCGAGGCCGAACAGGCCTCCCAACTGCAGGAGGTTGCATGACCACCGACAACAAGACCCTGGCGGACGCGAAGCCCGGCGGATGCGTGCAGTTGGGGGATTGGCTGCTGCCCTGTCCGTTCTGCGGAAACAGCGCCGAGTTCGTGCCCTACAAGAACAACGGGCTCACTCTGAAGTGCAAGAGCATGGGCTGCATCCAGCGGCACCAGCGCACGCTCCGCTACGGCATCGAATGGTTGCGGACGTCGATGACAGAACACTGGAATGCGCGCGCCCTCTCCGCCCAGCCCTCCCCGGGTGGTCAGGATGCGCTGTCCATCGAGAAGCAGGCGCGAGAGCTGCTGGCTGTGGAGTACGAACGAGCCGGAGAGACTTGGGCGGTGTGGGCCATCCGCAATTCGCCCATGGAACAACTGATCTTCCAGATCAAGGGGGCACTGCTAGCAACCATTGCCGCCCTCGCCGCCCTCCAGCCGGTTCGCATCTACGGCTGCTGCGCCCAGCCCGAGGGTGAGCTGCACACCGCCGAATGCCCGAACATGCGGCACCTCGCCGTCCGCCAGCCGGTGGGGGAGCCGGTGGCGTTCATGGTCCGCTGGAAGCCTGAAGGTGGGTTCGGTCTGGAATGGCCGAAGAACATGCAGTATTTCCGCGACCGTGCCGACGAATACGAAATCGTGCCGCTGCAACGCGGCGACGTGCCCGCGCAGGCCGTGGACCTGGGGCAGTTCCGCGAACTGTACGAGCGATGGTCGGCAGCCGATCCGCACCCGAAGGCAACTGCGCGAGGCGCGATGGTTGCTTGCGCGATGGAACTGCTGGCCCTCCTCGACAGCCAGGCGGTGGGCAAATGATCCGCCGCATCCTGTGCGCGATTCGTGGGCATGCCGGGATCGATGACAACGGCTACTGCAAGAAGTGCCGCGCAGAGGTTGATTCACTCCCTCGCGGGTGGAAGAAGGCTGCACGAAGGCGATCAGTGTGGGCCGTACGTGGCCTTCTGCGAAGAGCCGGAGGAAACCATGGCTGACCAGCTGCTCACCGCTGCAATGGTCCACGTGTTCGCCCTGGCCGGGTTTCTGGCCGGCATCGCCACCCTGTGGGCGATCAGCCGCGCATGCCGCGCCGCGCGCGCAGGGCTGCGCTGGTGCTGGCGGAGGTGCGCTCATGGCTGAGGCAATAGACCACCGCGAGGTCGGCCGGCAGCTGGCCAGCATGTCTGGCGTCGAGCTTGATTCGGCCAAGCCTGAGACCGTGCGCGCATGGGAGGCCCGTGGCCTGGCCCTACAGGCGCTGGCACGCGGCGACATGGCCGAGGCACAGCGGGTCATGGCGCACGCCACTGGCGGTGCCCGATGAACTACTACAGCGAATGGGATCCCTACGCAGCGCAGTGGATCCGCAACCTCATCGATGCCGGGCTGATCCCGCCCGGCCACGTCGACACCAGGAGCATCACCGATGTTCAACCCTCAGACCTCGCCGGATACCGGCAGTGCCACTTCTTCGCCGGCATCGCCGGGTGGTCCCTTGCAGCTCGACTTGCTGGGTGGCCCG